TCGTTCTCAGTCTGGTTCTGAACCAGGCTGGCCCGTCAGTGGCACGACCAGGTCGTGTTTAACGGTAGGCCCCTCTGTCCGAAGCTGTGCAAGGACAAATGGGGACCCGATCTGATCGGGAAAACCGCAAACTGTAAGGGCTTTGCCCCCTTCACGGTTCTTCAGTGTTGGAGTCGGGTTTCGACCCTAAGCACCTTCACTGGAGTTGACTTGGTCAACTGTGACGGGGTTGAGCGACTTTGAGCGCTCTTCCGTCTCCGGCCCGGCCGGGACGATGGTCACACGCCGTTTTCGAACGGTTATGACATCGCCTGAAGGTAATGCCACCAGGTGGCGTTTCCTTATGTTTGGTAGGGGTCCAGGACCCTCTTCCAGACGCGGGCGTTTTAGACCAGTGGTTTGACCCCCACTGGCCCCGACCTCGGGCAGTCCCGAGATCTGGAAAGATGGTGAGGCCAATGCCTCTTCCACTACCGGGTCAGTCTTTAAGTACCAGGTACTTAGAGACAAACTTGATAAATAGGAGATTAAATCCTTGGCTTCCAGGAAGTCTCGGACAAAATCCTCCTTTAACTTGGTCCGGGACCAAGTTTGGATTTGGTTGTGGTACTTGGATCTGATCCGATCCCACTTCCGTTTCCAATCTATAAGAGTTAGGGGTCTGACCCTTCTCTCTTCAGGGTGAAACAAAAGCGTTCTGAACGCCTCTGCTCTTCGTAACCCTTTTATTAATTGGACTTCATCGATCAGGGGCAGCCCCAGTCGATCAACTGTCCTTTTAATACCGCCAAACCAGATACCACCGGACCCGGTCCGGGGTGTCTCGTAGGCGGGTACACATGCTTTGATATTAGATATCACTGCATCTGTATTTAATCCGATTGGAAGCTTACGGATCAGATCCGTAAATGTCACGGTCAGACCGTGCGCCTCCATATCGATAAAATTTGTGAGATCAATTTTTATCTCACGATTTCCCTCTTTGGCTAATTGGGCCAAGCACCAATACCAATTTGGGACGAGATCATAATTATCTCGAAAACTTCCCCAGCAAGGGAGGGCCAGGCCCCCTACTTCCTGTGGGAGTGTTACTGGATATTTTCCAATCAGGTTCCGAACCTGGGGGAAACTTTTCCAGGCCATTCTTGCAGTCAAGGACTGTAATGATGGTAACCCTTCTTCTCTGAGGTACTGGGACCTCACCGAAAGGGCTTTTAATTTACCGAACATAGGTTCTGTAAACCTGTCGGTAATTCGATTAGCCGCCGTACCCTTGGGGTTCAAAAGGCGAAGTTTAATCGAATCAACATAATACGCATGCATATCCCCAACTGGATCTGATCCAATGGTGAATGCCTCTTCCAGGAAGAAGCCCATAGTCTTGGAAGAATAGTTCTTTCCAGGGCTATGGATGCATTGCGCATCTGCCATTATCCTATCTGACAAGGTCAGAATTGGTTTTGGCCCTACAGAGATTTTGTCGTCTCCGACAATCCCTGTAAAGGTCCGGTGTCGTTCTGAACGACCACCGGCACGGAAGATATTTGACACAGGTCTATCTGATAGATATGTATCAAGATCTCCACAAGCCTCAGCTATTTCTTGCGGCAAGGCCACATAGATTGATAGTTCTGAGAAGGAGGTGGGGTCTCCCAATAGGGTACCCCGCCTGTGGGTAAATGTAGCCGGGATGCCCGGGTACAAATACCGCTCATCCACCCGACAATGTCGGGGGTTGAAAGCTAAAGCGGAATAGATCCGCCTTAGAAAATGCTTCTTTGGGACCAGGTCCAAAAGGGCATTATTTTGAATCTCGAGCAGCTCGGGATTCAACAGGTCACTAGCCTGTTTTAAATCTGTCGATAAGATCGAAAGATTTTCTACATCAAAGAAAGGGAGCTTCTCCCTTAGTTGATGAAAATAAGACCAAGTTGACGGCCTGGCCGAAAACCTAAAGTCTTTATAAAGGATCGAATCCTTAAATGTACGTACTACTTGCCCAATGATGGACAATGCTAAGGAGCCGGTGTTTGCAGGCCTGGCCTTACACCCCTCCTCAGACACAACGAAAATTTTCGTTGGTAGTCCGTATCCGACAGTTTCCCGAGTCCAGGACTCGGGGTCACCTGTCCATAGTGGAATTTTCCAATGGAGTGGTTCTGAACCAACCTTTTTGAAATATCCACGTGCTTCTGAGACAGCCCATAGTAGGAACTGGTCCCCTATGACTGCCCCAGTTTCTGGTAAGGAACCAGGTTCCTTCCAGGAAGTTACATAGATTACCGATCCGATCGGTGAATCAACTGTAACCCAATCAGGAAATTCTGTTGTAGGATATTTTCTCCCAAACAGATCCTGAGTATGAAGGAGCTGTTGGGGTATGACCCCAAGTTGCTTGAAGGTGCAGCACCTCCAGGAACCAAAGGCAATATGTGCCTCTGCAGCTTTCCCTCCAAACTTCCGGGTACTCTCAAGTGAAGCACTTTGAGATAAGGAGAAATGGGGTCTGACCCCAGATTCTTCAGTACTCCGGAGAACTCGTCTCCAAATACGAGTTGCGCCTGCTCTCCAAAATTGTCGGAGCCGCTCCGGAATTTTTGGAGCAGGTGTAGAGACAGCAGAGATAAAGGCTCTGAGCCCTTTCTCTAAAGTCTTTTCGCCAGCAGTATGACTGGCACGATTAATTGTCGCAGCGGAAAGAAGAAGGATCTGATCCTCTCTCGTCCACTGTTTATTCGCACCGAACAGTTCGAGCGATGACAATATAGGGTAAGGCCAACCATCAAAGGAGAAGCTCCTTGTGGCTGGACGGTACCCTGGAATAAAAGATGGACATGGAGGTGCTGCACCCCCATCTCCACTTAGCAAAAAGCGAATCCGATTCGCCCATGCTTTAAAAAGTTGGCCGATATCATCAGGACTAACTGTTAGTCTGTGAATCATCCAACTGAGGAGTTTACATCCATGCCTGGCATTCGGTGGTTCTCCTCTTGAAAGCAAGGTCAGGAAGTTCAGAACTCCCTGCCAGTCTGCTTCAAGCAGGCTTAGAGTCCTGGACTCTAATGCTTTCTGTATCTCACAGTTATGGAAGATACCGGGCAGCCCGGAGATCTTCATATGGGTTCTCGAGCAGCTCGAGGCACCCATGAGTAAACGCCCGAGGTCGAAACGCTTGGGCAAATACTCAGCTGTTGAGAGCGAC